TGTAGAAGACTTTAAATAAAAAACGCCTTCTGAGCGTGCGCCCTTGCGTATGTTACATGCTCTACATGAGGCTACTAAGTTATCCATTTCATGACCACCACCTGCTTTGCGTGGTATTACATGGTCAACCTCTGTTGCTACTTCACCACAGTATGCACAGGTGTACGCATCCCTTGCCAATACACGCAACCTCTGCTTCTTCCAATGACCAGTGCTAAGGTCATCACCTCTTAGTGCCATCCTTTATGTTTCCAATGTTTAAGAGCCTTGCATGTATCAGGCTGCATACCCTCTATTGTACGCACATATCCATAACGATGGCCTATATAACGCAATCCCCAATCAATTTGTTGTAGAGGATTAGCATCCTTTAACCATTCACTCTTACCTTGGGGTATGCCATACACCTGATGTGTACCACCTATGTTGCCTATTGCTTTCCAATTCCATGCTGATTCTTTACCATATAAATAGGCTAAACATTTGTAGTTCTTAACTGTTAATTGTCCTTTAGCATATTGCTTAGATGTTATGCGTTTTGTTGCATCGTTTGTCGCACTTGCTGCTGATACCAAGGAGAAGCATAGAGCGCCCCCCAACACGATTGCTATCGAGCGAACTAACCGCTTCACGGTTCGCTCTGAGCACCTGGTGTGCTCTAGCCCTCTGAGTGTACTGGTCATGTCAAATCCATTTCTATAAGTGCTGGTCAGGACGGCGTTTCTATTTATCGGTTGAATAGAATCCTTTACCCTTGAACACTAAGCCAGGTACAGAATAGATTCGATTGGCCTGTGCGCCACAATCAGTGCATCGCACTAAGTCATGGTCCATTGATAGTTCTAACTCCATTTGTGTATTACATAATGGGCAACGATATTCATACATCGGCATTATCGGCTTCTTCTTTCCCACACGCTTTACACTCCCATTGTTTGACTTTCCAATTACCACATGAATTACATCTAATCATTGCCTTTTCCCAGTCGATGTCACCTGGAATCTTTTCATACCCTGCTTTGCGTAATAACTCCACCAAATCACTTAATGGCAACATGCAGACGAACTCCTCGACTGATGCTTCCCCCTGCCCATTAAGTCTGAAACAAGCAAATCCCAATTCCCCCGATTTGGAAGTGCGTGCTTTGATTTGGCGAAGTGTCCCTTTGATGTCAAGTGAGTTACGCGCCTTTACCTCAATGTCGAACGGAACATTCAGGCAATCTTTGCCTTGACCTCTTCCTACGCTAGCGCTTGGCCACCATTGCTGCAAATATGATGCTACCAATCGCTCGGTGGCGTAGCCACGATGCTTACGGTGTTGGCTCGCCATCAATCTCCTTGGTTACGGTCAATGCAATATGGCTTACTGCATGACACTTTAAGCACGTTACAAATACCGAATCATTAATTGCTGGAGTAATAGCCAGAGGTTCATTGCATAAATCGCAATGGATAACAATATCCTGCGGTTCTTCGAACTGTCCGCCCATGATGGTTGCTGTGCCATCGTCAAAGATTACCATTTCACCCATAATTATGCCCTAACCTTCTGTGCAACCCATTGCCCATTAGCGTTGAGTTCTAGCCAAATGCGCTCTGGGTCACATGGTTTCTGTTGACCTACTTGATAATTACTTGACTTATAACAGCAATCCCAAGCAGCCCATTGCTTACCATTTTTGCCTGTGCCAGTGCGTAAAACTCTTGGCTTGCCACATGAGCAAGTGGGAATATCTTTGTCAGTCGTGCCGCCTATAATCTCTTTGACAGTGTTAACCGCCTCTTCGCTACTTATAGGCATTGCAACAGTCTTAATTGTCCAAGGGTCATCTTCTTTTATGACAGGGATATATTTTTCGGGTTTAGGTTCTGCGAGTTTTGTCCTTGCCATGTCTTGAACTGTTGGTTTGTGTGTTGTTTCGAGGATAAGTGATAATGCTCTGCCAATCGCTGACGTGACAGTATCTTCAACGTAAAACTTACGCATCGAAGCATTAAACGTACTTGCATCTCCAAAAGCGTAATCGACAGCAGCAGGAAGCGTATCTTCATGCTCGCGGTAAATTTGGGCTGATACGAGGATATGACCCTTCTCAGCATTAAATTGAATGACATCTGTAACAATCCTTCCGACTGGGTACGCCACCTGAAAACGGCGTATTCTGCTATTTACATCTTCGTACGAACTCAAATCAAACATAAAACTCATCCTCTTCTGTTTGGAGTTGTAAGGCTATTGCAAGATATGCAATAGCATCTATGTATGAATCAACGTGGCTTGGTGTTTCTTGGATTCTTGATAGTTTGACTTCGACCATTGCAAGAGCAGCCTGTGAGTCTGTGACCGTTTGTTCAAATAAACTGGAAAACCGCACAGCAATCCGATTTTGGTTGATTCTAGGATGTCCGTAGATTGCACCACGATTTTGAATAATTTCGTTTGCATTGCTTAGTGCCTCGCTCGCCTTCATTATTCTCTCCAGAATTCTTGACGCGACACAGCGCGACCTCGTAGATAGCCATCACGATGGCCTTGTTCCTTGCCAATTGTTACTCCCATGTAATAACCCAGGAATGTGAAAACCATGCCAAATACAAAACACCAGAATAGTGACATTAGTTGCTCCAAGACATTGATTGATAGTCAGTAATGATTGTCCATTGACCTAGCGCATCGTCAAACAGAACTTCGTAACTGTTGCCAAAGTCCTGCAAGATTGTGCGTGCTGCCATGAGGGTTGCATAATTGTCGAACCAGTAGATGTAATCTAATTCGTAATTGACTGGACCTTCAAAGCGTCCATCCTGTGCTTCCCAGTTATTGCCCTTGAACTGCATTGATGTTTCATTAAGGTTTTCGAAATCTTCTGCCATGTCCATATAAATTGCTTTCATTGCGCCCATGTTATGCACCAACCTTTGTGCGAGTGTCTTTGACCACGTAACCAGCGTGGTCAACAACGTTCTTATTGACATCAATGTCATTGTCAATTTTTGCAGCAATCTCTTTTAGAGATACAGGGAAAGTAGAGTCAGTGCGCCAATGAGTATCAGTGCGAACTGAGAACTTGTAACTGAAACCTTGATAGTTATACTTGTAAATCTTAACGCCGCGATATTGGTAACGTCCTGCTTCAATCTTTTCTAACTTTGCTACTGTGTTCATTTTTGCCCCTTTTCCCAATTCGTTCGATTGGTTATGGCATTAGTGTTGCACGATTCCAGGCTGAGTCAAGGCTATTTAGGTGAACAGAAAGTGAACATTAGGTAAACACTCTGCATCGTCCATCTGGACATCTATGTCCCTGCGCACAGGGAAAATGTCGCTAGCGAGGCCGCCCATAGCGCTTACCGTGAACTAGGAATGTGCCATCCTTTTCAACATAAATCAGGTCAACCTGGACATTCTTTCCTATCTCAGTGACGATGGCGAAGGCTTGCTGCCAATTGGGCATAGAAACGTATTTAGCGGCCTTTACGTTCATTGCATGTCCTACCTCAACTCCATGCAGTACGCGCCTCACAGAGCCATTGTAGGCCTCTGAAACGGCACTCCTGCCAGCACGATGCGTATGCCCCATAATTGTGCTGACCCCTGCCTTCTTGGCTTGGTTTAACGCGCTCATTCCAGGGTTAGGATTAAGGCCACCTAAATCTCCATGAATTGCAATCCAGCCTTTAGCGATGGGATAAGCCTCTTTGTGGAATTGGATACCTAGTTCATCGAGTTTCATAAATTTCTCAAACCTAAGTTCTGGCAAGGATAGGAAGGCTGGAATCTTTTTCATAATGACGTTGTAAAGGCGGTCAGTATGGTTTGACCTAATGGCGTGTGCTTCCTTGGCGTACTGAGTCAATCGCCATAACACGTCAACTGTGTGGTCGCGGTCATCCGCTAGTGTCTGCTCGTACCAGCCTGGAGTATTCTCAGTCCAACGACTTATCTGAGGAAGGTCAATCTCATCTCCGATAGTAACGACAGAGTCGTGCTTAAACGCTTTAGCAAATAATTCAAAATTGCGTACAACATGTGCATCCTCGTAAGGGCATTGCAGGTCGGGCCAAACGATAGTTCGTTTCATTCATCCTCATCGTCATACCAGTCAGGTTCAGGAATGTTTGGATTAATTGGAGTAGGCAACAGCCAATCAGGATAAGCAGACTTTTCCATTATCATGGACATGCAAATTGAATCAGGAAAACCTGCTCTTTTGAGCGATTTATAGAATTCATGTAACCCAATGCAGTAAGCATCGAGTCTTGAATAGCCTTGTTCTTCAAGTGCCTTAGTTGCTTTTCTTGCCATGAGATAAGTGTTACCTCTCTAGAATACGAATAATCGTTTCGACACGCGCCTCTAGTGAATTTATTTGGTCGCGCATACTTGAGCCACCGTTAGTTTTTAGTTCGTTTAGGTAATGCTTTACTAACCATTTCACAGAGCCAATAAATGAACCAATAACGGTCAGAGCAACAGCGACAACAGCCGCCCAATCTTGGGGACTCATCCCACTTGGTCATCTGAAGGGTCTAGGTATTTGACAATTGGACCGACTAGAGCAGATGCAAGAACTGCATATTCAGGACGAATATCAGCAACGAGTGCAAGGCCTAAAGTAATTGCTGAAACTGCAACCGCTTTTAGGTATGACTTAATTGCGTTCTTTGTGCTTTTAGTTATTTTCATTTCCTGCTCCTAACATTGGGATTTCGAACCAAGAACCATTCTCATCGCCCTTTTTAGTAAAACTGATATGGATATGCTTATCGTGGCGATTAATGCCAGAATAAGGTCTGAAACGCCAAAACGATTTAGCACTGGCAATCTTTCCGAGGTGAATGACGTATTTAATTCGCTTATCTTTTTTGGCGCACTCACGTATCTGGTCGGCAAGATAAGCACTTGTATTGGCTCGTGAGTCGAGATTCGCGTCGATATCCAAAGCCCTGACGTATCCGTCAATCTTACTTGGAATGTGGTCACTAGTACCTGCTTTTTGATGGCGGGCATCTGCTATCCAACCATCGCTCTTACGGTCACGGTCAGGGTACGCATCGTCAATCATCTCTCTAAGTTGCTGACCAGCCTTGCACAGTAGAGGTTTCATTATCCTAGAAGTGTTGCCAAGTCATCAGCAGTTAATCCAAGACGTGTAGCAATAGCCGCTTTAGCATCTGCTTTAGCCTGTGCTTCTGCTTCTTCTGCTGCCTTCTGTGCAGCGTAGGCTGCTGCATCTGCCTCACGCTGTGCTACTTCTTCTGCTGTGAGTTCGAGTTCTTGAACCTCGCCTGTTTCACAGTTCACGATGATTTTTGTATCTGCCATTTTATTCTCCTTATGATTTGGAAATGCCGTAAAGGGTTGCGGTTGAGTATTGAACATAAGAGCCAGTTTGAGGAGTTAGCGTGATAGATGTAATCGCTGCTGTGTTTGACCATAAAGCAGCCGATAAACCTGCAAAAGCAGTTGTGCCATTGTTTTCCTCAACTGCATCTGCTGATATAGATTTATTGGTGCTGCCTGCGTAATTAGGAATATAGATTTCACCGTTGGCAAAAGTCGATGCTGTTCTAACGCTAGAGTTAATATCGCCGTAGAGTCGAGCATCCGAAAAGGATGTGCTGCCAGCAGCCGAACCTGTTCCGTATAAGTTACGCACAGATAGATTTGTTGTAACTCCATTGAAAGAGATAAGAGAAGATACTGTGTCTGCATCTGCTCTGGAACTCATCTTAATACAGAGGTCTGTGTAAGTGGATGGAATAGATGAAAAAGCCATTGTTGCAGCCCCACCAGAGCCAACAGTTACAGTGGCGATTTTAACAAATGTATCTGGCATTATGCCGCCTTTATTCCGTAGAGGGTAAAAACACAACCTGTTGAAAAAGTTGAACCAGGAGTTTTAATTGAAATGCTATTGATGGCAGCAGTTGAACGCCACAGATTAACAAAAGCGAAAGTATTAACATCTGTTCTATTAGAGCGACTAATACAAGTTTTGTTTGTTGTTGTATTTGAGTAGTTCATAATATGAGAAATACTGTTGTATTGAGTACTTCCTATCGACCCTATTCTAGCCTCAGAGGTTGATGACCCTCTACCAGATGCTGTAACACTTCCATCACCCTGCATATTTGTAAATGAATAGTTAGTACCAGTATCTCCGTTGTATTGCAAATAAACGGCATCGCCACCGCTTGCAGTACCAGCAATGATTAAAATTAAATCTGTGTAAGTAGATGGGATAGATGAGAAAGTTACTGTGGCTGCTGAACTTCCCAATGTCTGAGTAGCAATAGGTGTATATGTAGTAGCCATTATTTTATCCCATACAGAGCGAAGGATGAGTATTCAGTAAAAGTTCCACCACCAGAATAAATAGTAAGAGAATTAACGGCAGCAGTTGAGCGCCATAAACCAGACCATAAATATAATTGACCGCTGCCGTTAGCATCAAAACCAGTTAAACTTCTAGTAGTTTTAAACTTATTAGTATTTGCATAATCCAATAAATCTAAAACGGCTGCTGAACTTTGTAAGCCTGTGTTATAACCGTAGAAGATACCATCGCCTTGATTTATATAATTGCTTGCACTTGCACTAGAACCATCTCCATTAAGGTAATGGGTGGCATAATTTGCGCCTGTATCTGAATTTATTCTCATCCATACATTTGTTGTTGTTGAATTCTTCGCAAGTGACCTAACTTGTAAATGCGTGTAAGTGCTAGGAATAGACGAAAAAGTTAATGTAGATGCACCACCAGCACCAACAGTTACAGTAGCGATGGACTCATAATCGGTAGGGGCAGCCCCACCGCTCAACATTCCTACAATGGTGTTTAGCATTATGCAACAGCACCTACGACATACCAAGTATCAGTAGCGGTCTTAATGCAGGCTGCTGATTTGTATTGTGCAAGGGTTGGTGCGGCTGCTGTTGCTCCAGCACTGAGGACTGTTGTTGTGCCTGATGTAACTGCTGAGATTGTGCAGACACCTGCACCGATGTTGAGAACTGTAATTACAGTACCAATAGGAAACGCAACAGACGCGTTAGTAGGTATCTTAAAGGCGATAGCAGTTGCCTTGTTCATAATCTCTAGGACTTGGTACTGGTCTGCTAGAACTGCTGTGTAATCGGTTGTATTGGCTGTGCCAACTGTGAAGGCTGTTAGGCCGTTATACATGTTGGCTGTAAGCACATCACCTGTTGCTGCTGGAAAAGTTGGCATTATATCTCCTTAGTACGAAAGAACGCTAGTGCCTAGAATACCGTATAAAGTCGAATCCAGAATGAATCCATCGATAATAGGTTCTAGGGTCGTGAATTGGGTTTTCCAAGAATTAGGCGTAATGCTGTGAGCAACGCCAAAAACCTGCAAAGTTTTAGTGAGGGCCGATGACCCTGGTTGTGTGGTTGTGATAGTTACAGGGTCAAAGAAGTCTAGGTCTAAGGCTGCAATGATTCCTGCGTTGTAATCTGCTGTGTATAGGTCCAGAGTAATTGCATCACATCGAGTGGTTGTTTCTGCTCTGGATGCTACATAAGCGCGTGCATAATCCAATGCAACTGCGTCTGTTTCCATCAAAAGGTTTTGTTGGTTGTATGAATGGATAAAGTATTTATCTATTGAGGCTTGGTTGATGGCAGTCTGAGTTGTACCGCCTGTGCGAGTAATCTGTGCTGAATTATAGATAAGCACGTCATTAAGAAGCCATAACGCATTGAAGTATTGGATACCTGTGCCATTGTCATTAAAGACAACTGGAGTCCCAGTCACACTGCTAGTTGTGAACGCTCTATCCTGGAATACAAACTCACCTGAAGCGTTGACATACAAAGAACCATATTCGCTAATCTCGACTGTCTGCATTGCTTGCAAGGCTGTTCTAGGTGTGCCAGGGTCGGCGATAAGAGTTGTTTGTCCAGCGTCAACGTCACGCATGGATGCAGGCCATCCAATCTGGTCAAGAATCTTATTGATGCGAGTACCTGAGAGTTGACCTGCACCTGCATCGGTAACTGTTGACACCTGTGCGTTCTGTGCAAGTCTGAAAGCATCTACTGCTGTGATGGTTGTATAAACAACTTCGCCTGTGTCTTTAGGAGTTGTTGTTGAGTAACCAGTAATAAAGCCTGAGAAGATTGGATAAGTAACTGAATTCCATGTTGCAGTTATCTGAACCTTACGCATTGGATTGAGAAGGCCCGCGTAGGGACTGCTAGGGTTTTGGGGATTAAAGTCCCCATTCATATCGACAATGCGAAGAGATAACTGACCTGTTTGAAATTGGTCTGCCTGTGCGTTGCGGCCTCTGACTGTATCAATCTTATCTACTTGATTAGATACGTCAACAATAACTGCTTCGTTATCGGCTAGAACGTTCACCCCAAAGATACCTGAACCAATAATAAAAGCCTGAGCAAAAGAAGGGCCAGTGCTGAAGTTAATGGTTACATTTATCGTTGGGACAGCCACTAGATTGCTCCAGCGTAAGTCGTTGAACTTCCGTATCTGTTGAGGTCTTGGATAGCGTTTTGAACAACTGCTGCAATTTGTTGGTCACCAATACCTGTTGCATTGATAGTTACATAAGTTGGCTGGCCTGAGTTGTAAGACGAATTGCGGTCATTAAAGTCACCTAAACTACCCAGTGAAAAATTAGGTGGCAATTGATTCTGTTTAGGAGAAAGCGAAGGAAAACCTAAAACCTCTGCAGTTGGTGAGTTTTTTCCAAGCGCTTTATTTAAAGCATCTACCGAAGGCGCTACTTTGTCTAGCATGCCTCGAATAATACTTCTTTGCTCGTCGAGTGTATAAATTTTAGGAGTATTGATTCCAATCAATTTTAACATGGCCAACATTTGTTCCAAGGTTGATAGCCATTCTAGGAATGGGTTAGGAACATCGCCTAGGCTAATCATGTCACCGCGAAGTTGACCTAAGAGTTTTGCATCCTGGCTAATCGCTCCTGCTAGTTTTACCGCAGCATTGATGTTGCCATCATTAATTGCTTCTTCAAGTTCAAGAATTTCCTGCTTTAAACGGATGCGAACTTTATCTTCTTCAGTCTGCTTATTCATGGCGGCAGCCGCTAATTGGATGCGGTCCATGTCAAACATCTGTTCTGCTTTATTGAGAAAGGCAGAAAGTTTATCTAGCGCAAGTTTCTTTGCTTTCTCAGCAGCAATCTTCTTAATGTTATCTAGGCGTTTTCTTTCAATAGCCTGCAATTCTTTAGCACGCTTTATTGAAGCATCTTCTGCTTTTTTCTGTGCAGCAAAGTAAGAAGCACCACCAGGGAACTTGCCTGAAATAGCACCAGGCGCTCCCATTACCCTGTTTCTGTCTGCTACTGTTTTTCCATATCCTGCTAATTCTTGCAAAGCCGATGGACGGCGAGTTCTTCTTATACCATCAGGACCAACAAAACCTTCTTCAGTTTCTTTGCCTATGCCCTGAAGTTTTTTAAGTAGGTCAGCAGCGCCAAGTAAAGCGTAAGCAATTTGGTCACCAAAATCTTTCATATTAGCAGTGGCTATTTCTAAACTGTTATCGCCTGCCAATAAAATAAAACTATCTATTAAACCTTTACCTATTGCTTCTTTGGCTTGTTCTGCATTTTCTTTAAGTATTAATAATTGACCTGAATAGGTGGCCGCAGCATCTGTTGCAGCACCTGCAAGGCGTGTGTCCAGTAACTTCTGTAAATCTTCAAAAGACTTTAATTGTAATTCGGCTTTTGTAAGACCTGTGTTGTATTGGTTAAGGGCTTTACGGTTGCCGAGGTATGCTTGACTCAAACCCTTAGCCGCTTCAGAAACGCTGATGCTATTTGCTGCTGCAACGTTCATTGCAGTATTCATCAGTTCCTGTGACTTTGTAACTGAACCTGTTGCGCTTAGAAGAGCCTGCATTGCAGGCACGGCTTGGTCACCAGTTACTCCATAAAGTTTTCCAAGGTTATCTATATACGCTGAGATTCTTGATGTTTCAAAAGCCAAACCCAAGTTCTTCATCGTATTGGCAAGAATCGCACCTTCGCGTTCTGCATCCATAAATGCACGCACTGATGCCTTGCCAAAGTTAACAATAGCCGCTAAAGATAAAGTTACGCCTAATGTTCTGCCAAGGTTCTTAACTGAACGCTGAAGTTTCTCAGTAGCGGTTTCAGCCTGCTTAAATGCCTTAGAGCCTGTGAACTCTGAAGCAATCTGAATGGCTATCTTTGAGGCGTCAATCATTATGCTGCTCTCTTTATATCTACTATTGATGTGCGCTTATTAAACCTGGCTGTAACGTTTTCGACTGCCTTAAAATATGCAGCAATAACTTTGCCGTTTGTTTCATCCCAAGCGCGATAGATTAAACGACCACGCTTATCACCAATGCCTGTTGTTTTCTTAATTCCGTAGATTGGACCAAGGTTCTTAATGAACTGTTCACCTGCGCGTGGATTGACAGAATGTGAATAACGTTTTTGTGTAACGTTCTTGCCTGGCCCAACCCAAGGTTGACCGCTTGGATTCTTACGTCCTGCGGTTTCAATAATTGCACCTAATGCAGATTTGTTTTCAATTGCTGCTAATGAAGTAAAGCCTCGGGTGTTAGCACGACTAGGACTTGTTTTGTAAGTAATTCCTTTGCGAATGATATTTGAATCATACATAGGAAACTTGGCTTCAGAAAATGAGCGACGTTGCCAGCCGCTCATAATGCTTGAATCGCTAGGTACAAAACCACGTGCGCGTGTAACAACGGGCTTTAATGCAGCAGCAACTTCTTTGCGTAATTCAGTTGCCAAATCAGGTGCATATTGTTTTAAGGCTTTACGAAGAGCGAGAGCGCCCACGACTTCTGTTGGCATCTCTCATCTCCTTTGCTTCGTCTTTAAGAACTCTTATCAAATTCTTAAACATCTCTTCGTCTAGTTCTATTAAATGTTGTGGCGCGATTCCTAGCCTAACCGACAATTTAGCGATTAAGTAGGTGACGGAATCGCGCCCTAGTTCGGGGAATCGTCATCGAGAACTTCAACGTCAATCAAAGTTTCGATAAACTTTTCCCCAAACATCGGTACGGTTTCACCTGACCTGCGAATACATTCCCAAGCAAGCCAATAGATATCGCTTTGCTTCTGGTCCTCAATAAACGCTTTGTGGAAACCCTTTTTAGCGTAAATCTCAAAACCATACTGCACTAATGGAGTGATTGAGTATTCCCCAACCTGTCCATCGGCCCTTGTTACTTTTAACTTTGCCATTGTTGCCCCTTAGTTTGTTTTTAGAATGTGCCTGTTGTAGCAACTGCAACTGTTGAGTTACAGTTCCAAGTTACTGACATTGAACCAATATCGCCAACAGCGCCATTAATATCCTGAGTTCCGTTTACTAAAACGCTCATAGTATATAGTGGGTTTGTTGCTGATACTGCTGCGTTCTTATCTTGAAGCAAAACTAGAGTAACAGTTGTACCCCACGCTGCTTGCAATGTTGCAAGAACAGATGCTGCTGCTGTGTCGTTTAAAAAGTCAATTGTTACAGAAGATGATTCCAGGCCCTTAACGGCCTTTCTGCTGCCATCTCCCATAGCCGTTACATCCAGTTCATCAAACTGACGGTTAAGTGTGACGCTGGTCACATGGTCACTGAGGTCAATAGTTGCGACTTTGACACCGACCTTATTATTCAAGAACACGCTCACTATTATTCCTCTTCTTTCTTAATAGATGTTGACTTTGGTGCTGCTGGTGTTACCTGCCCGATTTTCTTCAGGAAGGCCTCGTTCTCTTTTTCCCATTCGGACATATTAACTCCAGGTGGTTAGTACGGACAGTGACATCTCGCAAGTCAAAAGTGAACCTGAGTCCACGTTTAGAACGCTTGGTTGGCTAACTGCTCCAACATTATACGTCAAGGATGACGCTGCGAGTTTATTGAACACGCCAACAAGGGCTGTTTCAATTCCATTGAGATTGCCCTCGTTATCGAGGAGCGGCACAGTAATCACAATTTTGAAGTTCGCAGTTGGTGCGATTGTGTTGTGCTGGTTGTTGTTTGGTTGTAAATATGGGTCATCAGGTGCGACGATAATACTGTTCGCTAAAACCGTTGCAGGTGGAAACGCAAAAACCTGCCAAAGTGAATTATCAACTAACGCTGTTGCGATTGTTGTACGAAGGGTTGTTAATGCTGTTGGCATTACCCCACCATTGAGTTAGGGCTAATTGCATGAGCAAGCAAACCTCGTACGCGTGCAAGCAAAGTATTTCCCATGCGGTAAGGCGATGGTGCAAAGTCAGGGGATACGCCACCTGAATTGCTGGCTTGACGGGCTTGCCAAATATCAACTGAAATCATAAGTGCTGCTTCTTGCACGGCTGCATCTAATGTGTAATCAACATAAGTATCTGCTGCAACCTGGCCCAAAGGCTCAACTGGATGGTAAGGAGCAGGTGTGTTGTTGTTGCCTGTAATGTTGTATGTAATGTTGTAATCGCCGACGCCTGTGATTGTCTTTGAGCCATTGTGCTTTGAGCCGTTGCCTGATATAACAACTGTTTGGCCGACATAAAAGACTTTTTCAACTAGCGTGTCGAAATAAAGAGTTCCTGTTGTTGCTGTGTTGCTATGTGCAATGTTAAATGTGTAATTGTTCCAAAGCATAGGAAGGATTACGGCGTCGGCTGCATCGCATGTCTGTTGAAGCGTGGCGTCATTGTAAAGAGAACCAACACCAAGTGCTGAACGAAGTTCTGCAACTGTGCAAAGTGACATTTCAAATCCTTTCTAAAGACTGGAGGCGAGGCAAGGGCTGCGCCTCGCCTCCAGTGACTTAGTAACCTATTAGGATAGGTTGAAGCGACGAACGCCCTTACCTGACTTAGCAACGTAAAGTGCTAGGTATCCGTAAAGGTTGATTTCGATTTCGCCTGAAGTAAGAACGTTCACGCGAAGTTGTGTTGTTGGTGATTCCCATGCGTAAACGCTGCGTGGTGCAACGAGGAACGCTGAGTCATCAATAACACCTGCTGTTGTGATGTTGTGGTCAACAATAAGGTCTGTACCAAGTACGCCACCAACAACAGAAGTTGCCACTGCGTTACCTGATGCATTGTATGTTGCACCTTGTGCTGAATAAAGTGCGCGACCTGTTGTGTCAGCATATCCTGCGATTGCTGCCCATTGGTCTGTTGAAGCAACAAGTTTGTTAGCGAAATCGCCACCTGTTCCCTTGTATGCTGCTGCACCTTCAACTGAAATAAATGATTGAAGTCCTGCTGCTGTTGCTGCAACACCTGTTGCAACTGTTCCGTTTGCTGCAAATGCTGCAAGAAGTGCTGCATCTGTTGCCTTCTCGTACGCTTTACGTAACTCAGCCATCATCAATTCCATAAAGGCGGGAGAACTGCGGTCCACCAATTCAAAACTCACTCTTTGAAGGCCACTCATTTTTTCCACATTCACTGTGTCATAACTTGAAGTCATCCCAGTTTCTGATGGTGCTGCACCTTCGTTTGTATCTGCAACTGTTGGTGCAACGTTTGGTGTTGCTGCATTTACATAAAGTCGTGGAACAGTAAATGACATTCCTGATTCAACTAATGCTGAACGAGTTACTGCTTCAAATGCTGGACGGCCAGTAAATGTATCTGTTAGGAAAGTTTGTAGATGTCCTGGGAGCGTCAAACCAGTGTTGTTTGAAGTCGAATCATCTGCTGCGCGAATTGTGCGGCGTGCTTCGTCATCACCAAGTGCTGCCTTGATGTTTGCTTCCAAGTATTGTGCTGATGTAATTGGTGCAACGCGCTCGCGTACGTTTGTAACGCTAACTGTTGGACGTGAGGCCTCTACCGCAGGGGTTTCGACCTCAGGAGTTGTTGCCTCTGCTGGAGTAATCTCCACGACGGCCTCGCTTTCTGTTGGTTGGGTTTGTTCTACAACTTCAGAAACTTCTTCAGTTTCTTCTGCTGCAATATCAGTAACCTGTGCAGACTTAAATGCTGGTTCAGTTACTAAACTTACTTCCATGAGTTTTGCGGCTGTCACATGGATTACGCCGTTCTTATTAAATGACTTATCAACTTCTACGCCGACAGATAAGCCTGCCTGTAATCCTTCGCTTGCAAGGATAAGTGCATCTGTTCCGCGTGATGAATTGCTGATTTTGAATGATGCAAAAATTGCATCTTCTGTTTCAGTAAAAGATTGAGCGCGTCCTAGCGGTGCTTTAACGTCGTGCTGCGATAGCAACTTAACTGACTTAGGTTCAGGAATCGCTATTGAACCGCGCTCAAAAATAACCTTGCCTGCTGATGTTGAACCAGTTTCTGCTCCCAGGGGAACAATCTTTCCTGAAATCATGCGTGTATCGCTGGAGGCTTGAATATCCTGTGCGAATGACGCGTCAAATGTAATCTTCAAATTACATACCGCCGTTTCCATTAGATGTTTGGTCTGTCATTTCCATTGCCTGTTCCAATGTAATAAGGCCTAGGGAAAGCAGTTTTTCTATAACCAAAAGTTCTTGCATTGGGTCTTGACGTAAGAATTGTTTGTCTAAGTCAAAACGAACTTCGTTTCCATGCGCTGTAATATCGTCCATTGATAAACGGTCCTCAATTGCAGACACATAAGGCTGCAAAGAGTACGCAAGGAAATCTTTGCGTGAATCAAGAACGTTGGTATATGTATAACTGGAGTTCATGTCTGCTGAAACGTAAATAGCAGGGACGTTCATCATTCTTGCAACTTCAGTCGAAAGGAATTGCTTGCTTTCGTCGTACATCATTTCCTTAGGTGAGAAAGATGTCGCTTGGTATTCTAAAGTCGAAGTTAAAAATGCCGTGCTGCGATTATTGCGTGCAGATTTCCATGCTGCTAATAATCCCTGAACTTCTTTAGGGTCTAGGTCTGCACCATTATTTTTTAACACACCTGATGGCATTGGTGTTGCCGCTGCAATAGATGCTGCTTTGTTTAAATCAACGCATGCCTTAATAAGTTCCTTACCGCGTGCAAGTACACCTTCATCAAATGCTTGGAATGTAATTAAACTTCCTAAGCCTTCCATTGGAACGGCTTTGCCATCAACATAGTATTGAGTAATAAATTCGTTTTCTAAATCTAAATCAAATGCAACGCGAGTATTTGCAACCCATTCAAACCTGGCAGGACGTCCATCGTCCGCATACAATTCTTTTACAACCCAGTACGCGACCCCATAAAATAGTAATGAGTCAACAGTCCAGGCAATAGTTACTGAACGTGGCTGTGACTTAGATGGTTGTTCTAGCCAAACAGGTGAACCTAATTCTTCTCCAGTTGACTTGCGGTATAACTCCAAAGGAATTGAAGCAATAGTGCCTGCAATTAAATTGCGGCAACGTGCCACGGATGCAACAGACATTGCTTCCTCGCGACGAATACCAAGAACACCATAATTGTAAAGATTGTAATTTTCTGACATCAATTGCGGCGCGTATTGCGCAAGGATTGACGATTCTTGCTTTTGTGGTGCTTGCGTATTGAAACGCGAGAAAATACCCATTTAGACATAGTATCACACATTGTCTAATATTTGACAATTATGGCGTGTTGTGTCTAGGTAATAATTTGTGGCTTAGATATCGGCATTGATAGTTTGTGGACCACCATTGCAGTTGCAATTGCTCCTGATACATCTCCAGCGCTCTTACGTCTTACGATTCTCCAAGCAGTGTCATTTGTTTTGGCTGCACAGTTGTTAAACATCTGCACTAACTCCTGTTGGCCTTGATGCTCAACCCTGGAGTTCACAAATCCATCAAGTAATTCCCCACATGCCTGATAGAAGCGTTGACCAGAGCAATCTTCCACCATTACGCCTGAATTTGAGAGGCGGTCTGCAATTGACTGCGTGGTGTACTTGTCAAACATCACCGCACGCGGTTTCCATTGGTCGCAGAGTGCTTTGATATCTGCTGCTATCTTCAAATCATCTACTGCGACTGAGTTCTCCCAAGTCTGCATTAATCCAAACCCTATTTTGCCAGAAGGAAGAATCTGGCCACCGATAATGCTTGCATTGCGTCTTGACGGACTTACATCAAAGGCAAAGATTGTAATTGGTCCAGGTGACATTACTAAATCACTATTTGATGTTTCTTCAATAACGCCAAGCGGCCAAGGTGACTGTAATGAATCAACCCATTGGCAAAGCGTTTCAGTTCTAGTTGTTTCAACACTAGATGTTGCAATCGATTCCTCAATTGCCTCTTCTGACACTGTATATCCAAGTGCAGGGTTTGCCATTGCCCATGCTTCGCGGTCATCTATCTTGCAATACTGCGGTGCGCTGTATTCGTAATAACCTAAAGACTTGGGCGGATAAGAACGCGCTCTTTCTACAATGGAATTAAGGACTGTGCTAAACGCATCACCTGCGTTTGTTGTATAAAGCGCTTGCGCATTAGCACGTGCGCGTGTAACAGGCGTTGCAGCCTGAAATGCTTCTTCTGAGATTTCACGTAATTCGTCAATCCACAAATAATCGGCTGTTCGACCACGCGAACCATCTCTGGTCGCTGCCACGACGTCTAAACGTGTGCCATCTAGTAATTCGATTGACTCAGTTCCATTGGCGTATCTAATTTGCTTGACCATTGCCTTCATGGACGGATTACCTTCGATGATATAAGCAATCTCTCGAAATGAGGTCAAGGCCATGCTTCGATTAGATGACATGATAAGGATGTTCTTAGAAGGCCACTTAAACAGGTGTGCTAAACAGAGCATACGTGCAAAATGGCTCTTTCCTGATTGGCGTGCGATTAACAACAGGTTCGACTTACGAATGAAGTTACCTTTGCTATCAACAGCCAACATATCTTTTGCAATGAACTTCTGCCAAGGCAAAAGCGGTTGGCCAAGCATCTCAGCAATCTCTTCAACATCTTTTACCAGCGATTTACCTTTGAGGTATGGACTGTGAAGCCTTGGTTCAGTTGCCCCTCGTAAGACTTTTTTCTTTTTGGTTTGTTCTGCCATCACTCTGGACTATTTCCCGATTGAAACGGACTAGTTCGGGGTTGTTTGGATTGTGTCGGGGAGGGACGTTCTGGA